GTGTTGAAAAGCGTCTCAGAGAGAGCTCTGGCGTCGCCGGAGACTATTCCCTCGATCTTGCCGAGGCCCGCGCTGAGATCGGGCGCCGACTTGATCGCCTGCGCGCCTCGCGAGGAGCAGGCGACGTTCCTGGCGGGGCTGGGTGACGGTATCCTGCTGGCGCTGCCCTATCTGTTTGAGTTTTGGGCCCTACCGCACCAGCTTCCCCCCGAGGGTAACTGGCGCACATGGGTGGTTCTGGGTGGACGCGGGGCCGGAAAGACACGTGCGGGCGCGGAATGGGTGCGCGCCGAAGTCGAAGGCCCGCGGCCGATCGATCCGGGTCGGTCGCGGCATCTCGCCCTGGTCGCAGAAACCGTCGATCAGGCGCGGGAGGTGATGGTGTTCGGGGGAAGCGGGATCCTTGCCTGCTCGCCGCCGGATCGGCGCCCGCAATGGGAAGCGACGAGGCGCCGTCTCGTCTGGCGGAACGGGGCGGTGGCTCAGGTTTTCTCGGCGCACGATCCGGAATCGCTACGCGGACCGCAATTCGATGCGGCCTGGGCGGACGAACTGGCGAAGTGGAAGAAGTCGGAGGACACCTGGGACATGCTGCAGTTCGGTCTGCGGCTGGGGCCCTCGCCGCGGCAATGCATCACGACGACGCCGCGCAACCTGGGGATCCTGAAGTCAATCCTCGCCAATCCTTCGACGGTGGTGACCCACGCTCCGACTGAGGCCAACCGCGCCAATCTGGCCGCCTCGTTCCTCGAGGCAGTCCGGACCCGCTATTCGGGCACTCGCCTAGGCCGGCAGGAACTGGATGGCGTGTTGCTGGAAGAGGCGGAAGGCGCACTTTGGACGTTGTCCGGTCTGGAGGCGGCGCGGATCGACGAGGTGCCGGCGCTCGACCGGATCGTGGTCGCGGTCGATCCTCCCATGAGCGGGCACGAGGGATCGGATGAATGCGGGATCGTGGTGGCCGGCGCCTGCACCGAGGGAGCGCCGCTGAACTGGCGCGCCGTCGTGCTCGAGGATGCGAGCGTCGGGGGCGTCGCGCCGAGCGTATGGGCCGGAGCGGCCATCGACGCCATGGAGCGACATGGGGCCGAGCGGCTGGTTGCAGAAGTCAATCAGGGTGGCGAATTGGTCGAGAGCGTGATCCGTCAGATCGACCCGCTGGTCCCGTTTCGCGCCGTGCGGGCCGCGCGGGGCAAGGCGGCGCGGGCCGAACCCGTCGCCGCTCTCTACGAGCAGGGACGCGTCGCGCATCTGCGCGGTCTTGCCGAACTCGAAGACCAGATGTGCCGCATGACCGCGCGCGGCTTTGACGGACGCGGCAGCCCGGACCGTGTGGATGCCTTGGTCTGGGCCATTCACGAGCTGATGATCGAACCTGCCGCCAGATGGCGGCGGCCCCGCGTCCGTAGCCTTTGAGAGCAGGTCCGTCGTCTTGGCCGGCGGCGGACAGAAGCGCCGACAGACCCGCCCCGGACGCTCCGGCAGGCGGGTTTTTCGCACGGCCCGGTGCCGGGCTGCGTCAGCGGAAACCAAGGAGCTTTGCCCATGAAACTCAACATCTTCAGCCGCGCGGCGCACAAGGTGCCCGAGGCCAAGGCTTCGGCCACGGGCTCGGTGATCGCCTGGGCCGGCGCGGGCCGTGTGGCCTGGAGCCCGCGCGACACGGCCTCGCTGATCCGGAGTGGGTTCACGGGAAACCCGGTTGGTTTCCGTTCCGTCAAGCTGATCGCCGAGGCGGCGGCGGCGCTGCCGCTGATCTGCCAGGATTCCGAGCAGCGCTACGAGACCCATCCCATGCTCGACCTGATCGGCCGGCCCAACCTCGCCCAAGGGCAGGCAGAACTGTTCGAGACGCTCTATGGCGAGCTTCTGCTGACGGGCAATGCCTATCTCGAGGCGGTCGGATGCGAGGGTGGACTGCCTATTGAGCTGCATGTCCTGCGCTCCGACCGGATGCGTCTGGTCCCGGGCGCCGACGGCTGGCCGGTTGCCTATGAATATAAGGTGGGGGCGCGCAAGCATCGATTCGACATGACGGGACTGTTGCCCCCGATCTGTCACATCAAAACGTTCCACCCGCAGGACGACCACTATGGCCTGTCGCCAATGCAGGCGGCCGCGACGGCGATCGACGTGCACAATTCCGCGTCGCGCTGGTCGAAATCCCTGCTGGATAATGCGGCGCGGCCCTCGGGCGCGATCGTGTATCAAGGCGGCGACGGGCAGTCCTCGCTGAGCGAGGACCAGTACTCGCGCCTGCAGGACGAGATGCTGACCTATCACCAAGGCGCGGCCAATGCCGGGCGGCCCATGCTGCTGGAAGGGGGGCTCGACTGGAAGCCGATGGGCTTTTCGCCCTCGGACATGGAATTCCAGAAGACGAAGGAGGCCGCCGCCCGCGAAATCGCGACGGCCTTCGGCGTTCCGCCGATGCTGCTCGGTATCCCGGGCGACGCAACCTATGCCAATTACCAGGAGGCCAACCGCGCCTTCTATCGCCTCACCGTCGTGCCGCTCGTGGCGAAGGTGTCCGGGGCCGTCGCGGGTTTCCTGGGTCGCTTCGTCGACGCGCCAGTATCTCTCAAGCCGAACCTCGATCAGGTGCCCGCCCTGGCCGCGGAACGCGACACCCAGTGGAAGCGAATCGCGATGGCCGACTTCCTGACCGAAGACGAGAAGCGGGCGCTGCTCGGCCTTCCGAAACGACCGGAGGAACAATGAACACAACATCAGAGCGGTCTGGATCGCGCTTTCTCTATGCTCCCTTCGAGGTGGCGAACGCGCGCATCGAGGCCAGCGAACGCGTGATGGACGAGCGCTGGACCGCGCTGGAATACCGGCTCAAGCGGATCGAGGAAATGCTCGACCAGATTGAGAAACGCATGTGGCTGACCGTCTACGGGATCGTCGCGGTGATCCTCGCCGAGGGTGTCGCGTCGATCCTCTCGGCCATCTCCCAGGCATGATGAAAGGGATTTCTGCATGAGAAAATTTGACGCCGGCTTTGGGCTCGAGCTCAAGTATTGCCAGCCGGAGGCCCCGCTTGCCTTGCACGACGGCGCCGTGATCGCGGGCTATGCGTCGCTTTTCGGGGCGCAGGATGACGGTGGCGATATCGTCCAGCCCGGCGCCTATGGCGCCTGCCTGAAGCGGCTGAAGGCAGAGGGACGGCGGGTCAAGATGTTGTGGCAGCACGACCCCACCGAACCCATCGGGATCTGGGACGAGGTGCGCGAGGACGAGCGCGGGCTCTTCGTAAAGGGCCGTATCCTCAGCGACGTGGCGCGCGGCCGAGAGGCTGCGGCGCTTGTGGCGGCTGGGGCGATTGACGGCTTGTCCATCGGCTACCGCGCCAAGCGTGCCTCTAAGGATGCAAGCGGGCGCAGGCTGCTCGCCGAACTGGAGCTCTGGGAAGTGTCGCTTGTGACCTTTCCGATGCTCGCCGATGCGCGGGTTGCCGCCAAGGCGGACGAGACTGCCGAGGCGCTGCTGCGTGACTTGGTGGAGGCCTTTTCCGGCGCCCGCCGCGTGCTGGCCGAGGGCTGACGCTCGAAGGCCCGCGAGGACCGATCTCAGACAGGAAAAGTGACATGCGAGAGACCGAGACAAAGGCCGGCGGGTTCAATGAGCCCGCGACCGAAGTGAAGCACGCCCTGAGCGGTTTTCTGAACGACTTCAGAGACTTTCGGGCTGACATGAAATCCAGGCTGCAAAAACAGGAAGAGCGACTGACAATGCTGGACCGGAAATCCCAAATGAAAGCTGCAGAAGCGGTTGGGCGTCCTGCGCTCTCGTGCGCCGCCGAGATCGAAGCGCCTCATCAGAAGGCCTTCGCCGCGTATCTGCGCACCGGCGACGACGACGGGCTTCGCGGTCTGGAGGTCGAAAGCAAGGCCATGTCCGCGGCGTTGACCGGCGATGGCGGCTATCTGGTCGATCCCGAGACCGCTGAGTCGATCAAGTCGGTGCTGAGGTCGAACGCCTCGATCCGCGCCATCGCGCAGGTCGTCACAGTCGAGGCCACCTCCTTCGATGTGCTCGTTGACCATTCCGACATCGGCTCGGGTTGGGCCACCGAAACCTCGACCCAGGTCGAGACCGACACGCCGCAAATCGAGCGGGTGACGATCCCGCTGCACGAGCTGTCGGCGATGCCGAAGGCCAGTCAGCGTCTGCTCGACGACAGCGCGTTCGACATCGAGGGATGGCTTGCAGGGCGCATCGCTGACAAGTTCGCGCGCGCCGAGGCGGCCGCATTCATCGGCGGAAACGGTGTCGACAAGCCCAAGGGGCTGCTTGCCCATCCGATGGTGGCCGAGGCCGATTGGGACTGGGGCAGCATCGGCTATGTCGCCACCGGGACGGACGGCGATTTCGGCGCGATCTCGCCATCGGACGCGATCCTCGACCTTGTCTATTCGCTGGGGGCTGAATATCGCGCCAACGCGACCTTCGTGATGAACTCCAAGACCGCGGGCGCGGTGCGAAAAATGAAGGATGCCGATGGGCGATTCCTGTGGTCGGATGGCCTGTCCTCGGGTGAGCCGGCGCGTCTCCTGGGCTATCCGGTTCTGGTGGCCGAAGACATGCCCGACATCTCGCCGGATGCGGCCGCGATCGCGTTCGGAGACTTCCGCGCGGGCTATACGGTGGCCGAACGCCCCGACCTCCGGGTTCTGCGCGATCCGTTCTCGGCCAAACCGCACGTCCTGTTCTACGCGACCAAGCGCGTCGGCGGCGACGTGAGCGACTTTGCGGCGATCAAGCTTCTGAAGTTCTCAGTGTCCTGACGACCTGACCGGAAGGCCACCTTTGGAGGACCGGAGGCGGCCAGACGCGTGCCGGGTTAGTCCCGGTCTGTCCAGCTGTTCCCTCCGTCGGGGTGGACCGCTCCGGCGCGCGTCGACCGACGCGCGGGGGAAGAGAGCGGAGTGAAGACGACATGATGCTGATCGAGCGGACGGCAGTGCCCGCCGCGGCGCTGCCGCTGGCACGCTTCAAGGAGCATTTGCGCCTCGGGACGGGCTTTGCCGACGACACGGACGAGGATGTGCTGATCGAGGCGCTTCTCAAGGCGGCGATGGCGGCAATCGAAGGCCGCACCGGCAAGGTCCTGCTGTCGCGGGAACTCACCTGGATTCTGGGGGAATGGCGTCGGCTCGACGGGCAGACGCTGCCCGTGGCGCCGGTGTCGGCGGTGACCGAGGTCAGGCTCGTTGATCGCACTGACCATGTGTCGGTCCTCGATCCTGCGGCCTATCGGATCGAACACGATACGCACAGGCCGGCACTTGCGGGCAACGGGACGCTGCTGCCCTCGACGCCTTTGGGTGGCCATGTGGAGATCGATTTCGAGGCCGGTTTCGGGTCCGCATGGGACGCGGTTCCTGCCGACCTCGCTCAGGCAGTGTTTCTGCTGACCGCGCACTACTACGAGAACCGTCAGGAGAAGGTTCTGCGCGAAGGCGCCATGCCCTTCGGGGTGACGGCGCTGATCGAGAGGTGGAGGCCGATGCGCCTGACCGCGGGAGGCGCGCGATGAAATCGCCGCCCGTGCTGAACCGCCGCCTTCTGCTCGAGACGCCCGAGCGAGTCGCGGACGGGGCCGGCGGTTTCGTCGAAACCTGGGTGACCAAGGGGACCATCTGGGCCGAGATCACGCCGCACAATGGAAGGGAACGCGCCGGTGAGGAAGTGACGCTCTCGCGGGTTCCCTACAGGATCATCGTTCGGGCGGCGGCCTACGGGGCGCCGTCGCGACCGCGTCCAGGAGAACGTTTCCGCGAGGGGTCGCGGCTTTATCGCATACTCGCGGTGACCGAAGCGGAGCGCCGCGTGCATTACCTGACCTGTTTTGCCGAAGAGGAGACGCCGGTATGAGCTATGGGATGGCGGCCGCCCTCCAGGCAGCGATCTATCGGCGCCTCGTCGCCGACCCCGCGCTTTCCGAACTGGTCGGCGATGCGATCTACGACGTGGTCCCGACCGCGGAATTGCCTTCGACTTATGTGAGCCTCGGACCAGAAGAGGTGCGCGACGCCTCGGACATGACCGGGGCCGGGGCGTTTCACTATCTGACCATCACGGTCGTGACCGAGGAGTCCGGCTTTGCCCAGGCGAAGGCGGTCGCGGGGGCCATTTCGGACGCGCTGACGCAGGCGTCTCTGTTGCTCGATCGGGGGCGGGTTGTGGGGTTGTGGTTCGACCGCGCGCGGGCGCGCAGGGTGGGGGCGAAGGATCAGCGCCGCATCGACCTGCGGTTTTCCGCTCGGGTTCAAGACATCTGACGAAATTAGCTGGAGTGATCGACATGATGGCGCAGAACGGCAAGGATCTTCTCATCAAGCTCGACCTGACCGGTGGCGGACAGTTCGAGACCATCGCAGGGCTGAGGGCCACCCGCATCAGTTTCAACGCCGAGCAGGTCGACGTGACCAGCATGGACAGCCAGGGGGGATGGCGCGAGTTGCTGGCCGGGGCAGGGATCAAATCCGCCTCGATCTCGGGCTCGGGCGTGTTCAAGGACGAAGAGACCGATGCACGCACGCGGCAGGTCTTCTTCGATGCCGAAACGCCGGCCTTTCAGTTCGTGATTCCGGATTTCGGCGTCGTGTCCGGACCCTTTCAGGTGAGCAGCCTCGAATATTCTGGCAACCACAATGGTGAGGCCAGCTACGAACTCACGCTCTCGTCGGCGGGCGTTCTCAGCTTTGCGGCGTTCTGATCATGGCGAATCCGCATGCAGGAGAGGTCGCGCTGATCGTCGACGGCGAGCGGCAGGTGCTGAAACTGACGCTTGGTGCGCTCGCTGAGCTTGAGGCGGCACTCGGCACTGAGACGCTCGTCGACCTTATTGCTCGCTACGAGGACGGCAAGTTCGCGACGCGCGACGTGCTTGCCCTGCTGCTCGCCGGGTTGAGGGGTGGCGGATGGAACGGTTCGCCCGCGGATCTGGCACGCGCGGAGATCGGCGGCGGGCCGATTGCGGCCGCGCAGGCTGCGGCCAGCCTGCTGACCCGCGCCTTCACTCTTCCGGAGGCGCATAGTGACGGGATTTGACTGGGGATCGCTCATGCAGGCGGGCATACGCAGCCTCGGGCTGAAGCCCTCAGAATTCTGGTCCCTGACGCCTGCGGAACTGATGATGATGCTCGGGGCCGTCGGTGGCCCCGCGCCCATGAGTCGCACGCGGCTGGAGGAACTGGCCCGCGCTTTTCCCGACGACAGGAAGAAGGACGAAGGATAGGCCATGGCCAAGGCTGAGGATATCGACTCGTTCGACGCGCAGATGGAGGCGTTGGAGACGACGCTGGGAGGCGCACGGGGCACCGCAGCGGCTTTCCAGCTTGAGATGGCCAGGATGCGGGAAAGCCTGCAACTGACCAATCGGGAGGTCGGCAGCCTCTCGAATTCGGTGGGCCGGGGTCTCAGGAGCGCCTTCGAGGGACTCGTCTTTGACGGCGAGAAGCTGACCGATTCGCTCAAGACCGTTGCGGGTTCGCTGGTGAATGCGGCCTATTCGGCTGCCGTGCGGCCAGTTCAGGGCATGCTTTCGGACGGGATTGAGGGTCTGTTGAGCGCGGCGCTGCCCTTTGCAAAGGGCGGCGCCTTCACCCGTGGACGGGTAATCCCGTTCGCGACGGGAGGTATCGTCGACCGGGCGACTCATTTTCCGATGAACGGCAATTTCGGCCTCATGGGCGAGGCGGGCCCGGAGGCAATCCTGCCACTCAGCCGTGGCGCCGACGGCCGGCTCGGTGTCCGGAGCGACGGCGCCGAGCGTCCGATCCAGGTGGTGATGAACATCTCCACCCCCGATGTCCAGGGATTTGCCCGCAGCCAGAGCCAGATCGCAGCCGATATGAGCCGGATGATCTCGCGCGGGCAGCGCAACCGCTGAAGGATTCAGACGATGGGATTTCATGAAGTCCGCTTTCCGACCAACCTGAGTTTCGGCTCGGTTGGCGGCCCCGAGCGGCGTACCGAAATCGTGGCCCTGGCCAATGGCTTCGAAGAACGAAACACGCCCTGGGAACATGCCCGGCGACGCTATGATGCCGGTCTCGCCATGCGCTCGCTCGACGATGTTGACGAGCTGATCGCCTTTTTCGAGGCGCGTCGGGGTCAGCTGTACGGATTTCGGTGGAAGGACTGGCTGGACTACAAGTCGTGCCCACCCTCGCGCCAGGTGGCGTTCGACGATCAGGTCATCGGGGCGGGCGATGGCGTGTCCTGCGTCTTTCAATTGTCAAAGATCTACCGGTCGGGTGGCGCATCCTATACACGCCCGATCACCAAGCCGGTGGCGCAGAGCGTGCGGGTCGGTGTCGACGGCGCTGCGCTGATGGAGGCCGTAGGATTTTCGGTCGATGTCAGCACGGGCGAAGTGTCGCTCGCTGCAGCGCCCGCGCGCGATGCCGTCGTTACGGCCGGGTTCGAATTCGACATCCCGGTCCGGTTCGACACGGACCGTATCCAGACCTGCATGTCCAGCTTTCGCGCGGGCGAGGTGCCCTCGGTGCCCGTGGTGGAGGTGCGGGTCTGATGCCGGTCTCCGGCGCCTTGCAGGCCCATCTCGACGGCGGATCGACAACTCTCTGCCGGGCATGGGCGATCACCCGCAGCGACGACGTTGTGCTTGGGTTCACAGACCACGACTGCGACCTGTTTTTCGGAGGTATCGTCTTTCGCGCCGAAACCGGCATGAGCGCGCGGTCGCTTTCGCAAACGACCGGCCTCGCCGTGGACAATTCCGCGGCGGTCGGTGCGCTGAGTTCGGATGCGATCACGGAAGCAGACATAGCGGTAGGTCGGTATGACGGGGCCGACCTTCGTATCTGGCTGGTCAACTGGAACGATGTCGGCCAGCGCTTCCTTCTGTTCGCCGGCACTCTCGGCGAACTCACGCGCCGCGGCGGCAATTTCGAGGTCGAACTGCGTGGGCTGTCCGAGGCGCTCAATCGGCCGCTTGGGCGGGTCTATCAGACGCCTTGCGCGGCGGTGCTGGGCGACGCCGCCTGCCAGGTCGATGTCAGTCGGGCCGAATTCACGCATGAGCGCGTGGTGGATGAGGTAAAGGAGGCACGTACCTTTCGGTTCGACGGCTTCCCGTCCTACAAGAGCGGCTGGTTTGCGAACGGGCGGCTCGAGGTCCTCACGGGGCAGGCCGCAGGTCTTGTCGGTGCGATCAAGGTCGATCGGCGCGAAAGTGGTGAACGGGTGATCGAATTGTGGACCGCGATCCGCGCGCAGGTGGCGGCTGGGGACAGGGTGCGTCTGGTGGCCGGCTGCGACAAGCGGGAGCGCACCTGCCGGACCAAGTTCGGGAATTTCCTGAACTATCGGGGCTTTCCGCACATCCCGGGTGCGGACTGGCTGATCTCGTACCCGACACGCTCAGGGGCCAATGACGGCAAGGGGTTGAAATGAATTCCGATACCGCGTTGCGAGCCACCGAGGAGGCGAGGCTCTGGATCGGCACCCCATATCGCCACCAGGCGTCCACACGCGGCGCGGGGGCCGATTGCCTTGGCCTGCTTCGTGGCGTGTGGCGCGTGCTTTACGGCGTCGAGCCCGAGGAGGTGCCCGCCTACACGCCGGACTGGTCCGAACCCCAGCGCGACGAGACGCTGTGGCGTGCAGCGCGTCGGCATCTGATCGAAAAGGGTGCCGATCAAGCGGCCGAGGGCGACGTCATCCTGTTCAGGATGCGCGACCATACGGTGGCAAAGCATCTCGGGCTGCAGGCGAAGGTGGGCGCCGAGGCAAGCTTCATCCACGCCTATTCCGGACATGGCGTCGTCGAGAGCGCACTGTCGACCCCTTGGGAACGGCGCATCGTGGCCCGATTCGCGTTTCCCGAAAGGAGTCTCTAGATGGCGACAATCGTTCTGTCGGCGGTCGGTGCCGCGGTCGGATCGTCCCTCGGCGGCTCGTTTCTGGGCATCTCAAGCGCGGTGCTCGGACAAGCGGTCGGCGCGACGCTCGGCCGGGTGATCGACCAGCAGCTTCTCGGGGTGGGCTCCGAAGCGGTGGAGACCGGCAAAGTGGACCGCTTCCGGCTCAGCGGTGCGAACGAAGGCACGCCGGTAGGGCGGCTCTGGGGGAGGTCGCGGCTGTCGGGTCAGGTCATCTGGTCGTCGCGCTTCAAGGAGAAGGTCACCAAATCCGGCCGCGGAGGTGGCGGCAAGGGGGGCGGCGGTGCGTCCAGAACACCCGAAGTCAAGGAATACAGCTATTCGGTGAGCCTCGCCATCGCGCTCTGCGAGGGGCGCATCGCGCGCGTGGGACGCATCTGGGCCGATGGCAACGAGATCGAGCCGCAATCGCTGGACATGCGCGTCTACAAGGGCAGCGAGACCCAGCAGCCCGACCCCCTCATGGAAGCGATCCAGGGCAAGGGCTGGGTTCCCGCATATCGTGGTGTCGCTTATGTCGTCATCGAGGATCTCGAACTTTCTGCGTTCGGAAACCGTGTCCCGCAATTCTCCTTCGAGGTGATCCGCCCCGCGCAGGGCGAAGCGGACGATTTGGCGCAGATGGTACGCGGCGTGGCGCTGATACCAGGCACGGGCGAGTATTCGCTCGCCACCACGCGGGTGAACTACGATTACGGTCTGGGGTCGGCGCGCACGGCCAATGTCAATTCACCATGCGGTCGGACCGATTTCGAAACCTCATTCGAGGCGCTGAGGGGCGATCTGCCTCGGGCCAAGTCGATCTCGCTCGTCGTGAGCTGGTTCGCAGGAGATCTGCGCGCGCCGATGACTGGCATCCGTCCGAAGGTCGAACAGCGCAAATTCGACGGCGCGCCGATGCAGTGGCGCGTGGCAGGCCTGTCGCGGTCGCAGGCGGACGTGGTGCCGGAGGTGGACGGACGAATCGTCTATGGGGGAACCCCGGCCGATGCGAGCGTCGTGGAGGCCATTGAGGAGATGGCGCGGCACGGGCGGGACGCGATCTTCTACCCGTTCATCCTCATGGACCAGATCGAGGGCAACCTGCTGATCGATCCCTATTCCGGCATGGCGGGACAGCCGCCGCTGCCCTGGCGCGGCCGGATGACGTTGACCTATGCGCCGGGCCATCCCTTTTCGCCGGACGGCACCAAGGCGGCCGAGACCGAGGTCGCGTCGTTTTTCGGCACGGCGCGTCCGGACGACTTCGCCTTCAATGGCGAGACGGTTACATATTCGGGCAGTGACGGGTGGAGCTATAGGCGGTTCATCCTGCACTATGCACATCTGTGCAAGGCGGCAGGGGGTGTCGCGGGGTTTTGCATCGGCTCGGAATTGCGCGGGATCACCACGATCCGCGGCGAAGGCGGCAGCTATCCGGCCGTCGAACATCTGCGCGCGCTTGTCGCCGACGTGCGGGCAATCCTGGGCCCTCGGACGAAGATCGGCTATGCGGCCGACTGGTCGGAATATTTCGGGCATCACCCGGTCGACGCCCCAGGCGACGTGTATTTCCACCTTGATCCGCTCTGGGCCGATAGCCATGTCGATTTCGTCGGAATCGACAATTACATGCCGCTCTCGGACTGGCGCGATGGGGAGATCCATGCCGATGCCGGCTGGGGCGCGATCTACGACCTCGGCTACCTTCGCTCTAATATCGAGGGCGGCGAGGGATACGACTGGTACTATCCGTCGAAGGCGGCACGCAACGCTCAGAGCCGCGAACCGATCATCGACGGCGCCTATAACGAGCCCTGGGTCTGGCGCTACAAGGACATTCGGAATTGGTGGCTTAGGCCTCACCATGACCGGATCGGCGGAATAAGGCAGGCAGGTTCGACGGCTTGGGTGCCGCAGTCGAAGCCGATTTGGTTCACCGAACTCGGCTGCCCGGCCGTCGACAAGGGCTCGAATTCTCCCAATCTCTTCTTGGACCCCAAATCGTCGGAAAGCGCCGTACCGCCTTACTCGACTGGGGCGCGGGACGACCTGATCCAGCGTCAGTATATCCGCGCAATGCTGACCTACTGGGATGATCCGGCCGTCAACCCTATGTCGGATGTCTACGGCGACCGGATGGTCGATCTGTCCCGCGCCCATGTGTGGTGCTGGGACGCGCGGCCCTTCCCGCAATTTCCGGGCAATGACAAGCTCTGGTCTGACGGTGAGAATTACAGCCTTGGGCATTGGCTGAACGGGCGGGCCTCGGCGCAGGCGCTCGACGCGGTGGTCCGCGAGATCTGCGTGACCTCCGGCCTGACGGAACTCGATGTGTCCAAGCTCTACGGGTTGGTTCGCGGCTATCGGGTGACCGAGATCGCCGGGGCGCGCGCCAACCTGCAGCCGCTCATGCTGGCCTATGCGGCCGATGCCGTGGAGCGCGAAGGGAGGCTCGTCTTCTTCAACCGCGACCGTCGGCCGGTTAGCGATATCGACACGTCCCGGCTGGCCCTGACCGACGCCCTCAAGGGAGAGGTGGAGCATGTGCGCAGCCCCGAGGCCGAGATCGCGGGCAACGTCCGGCTGAGCTTTGTCGAGTCCGACGGGGCCTACGAGACGCGCGCCGTTGAGGCCATCATGCCCGACGAGGAAAGCCGCTCGGTCGCGGCAAGCGAGCTCCCGCTCGTACTGACGGGCGCAGAGGGACAGGCCATCGTCGAGCGGTGGCTTGCTGAGGCGTGGGTGGCGCGCGACAGCGCTCGGCTTGCCCTGCCGCCCTCGGCGCTTGCGCTCGGGGCGGGCGATGTCCTGCGTCTGCCCGGCGGCGATTTCCGGATCGACCGGCTGACCTATGGGGCAGCGCGCGAGATCGAGGCGGTGCGCGTGGAACGCGGCCTCTACCAAAAGCCCGTCGTCGCGGAAGAGCCGGTTGCGCAGTCCGGCTATCTCGCTCCGTTGCCCGTCTATCCCCTGTTTCTCGATCTGCCGTTGATGACCGGCGAGGAGGTTCCGCACGCGCCGCATGTCGCTGTGGCGGCCGATCCCTGGCCGGGCAGCGTCGCCGTCTACAGCGCCGTTAGCGATTCAGGCTATGAGTTCAACACCCTGCTGGGCAGGGTCGCGGTTCTGGGCGTCACGGAAAGCCCGATGCTGCCGGCGGACTCGTCGCGCTGGGATCGGGGGGCGGCGCTTCGCGTCAGGCTGGCCGCCGGCGAGCTTGTATCGGTCGGTCTGTCCGAATTGCTGGCGGGCGCGAATGCGTCGGCGATCGGCGACGGCAGCCCGGCCGGATGGGAAGTGTTCCAGTTCCGCGAGGCCGAGCTTGTCGCACCGCTCACCTACGACCTGCGCGTGCGCCTGCGCGGTCAGGCAGGCACCGAGGGCGAGGCCGCCACACTCTGGCCCGTCGGCAGCCTCTTCGTCCTGCTCGATGGCGCGCCGGTTCAGGTATCGCTGCCTTTGGCAGCGCGCGGGCTCGAACGACACTACCGGATCGGGCCAGGCGCGCGGCCCTATGACGATGCGTCTTACGTGCACAGGGCCGAAGCGTTCGACGGGATCGGACTACGCCCCTATGCGCCCTGCCACCTGCGCGCCGAACGCACCCCCTCTGGGGATCTGACAATTCGCTGGACCCGCCGCACGCGGCTCGACGGCGACAATTGGGCGTCGTTCGAAGTGCCTCTCGGCGAGGCGCGCGAAGCCTATCACGTCCGGGTCATCGGCGCTGGAAACACGGTGTTGCGCGACGCGATCGTCGACGGCCCGAGTTGGAGTTACTCCGCCGCCGCGCAAAGTGCCGACGGCGTGCAATTCCCCTTCGCAGTCGAGGCTGCGCAATTGTCCGACCAGTTCGGTCCCGGGCCCTACAGGAGGATTCAGTTCGATGAGTGAGACCGCAAATCTGGCGCTGCCCTTGCTGCAAGCGGCACAGGCACAGAAGCATGTCACGATGAACGAGGCGCTCATCCGCCTCGATGCGCTGGTGCAATTGCGGCTGCAGAGCGTCGCGACCGCCGCGCCGCCGGACGAGGCCGGGGAGGGCGAGGCCTGGGCAATCCCTAGCGGTGCCACCGGCGACTGGAGCGGCTTGGACGGCCGCATCGCGATCCGGGACAATGGCGGCTGGGTCACTGCGACGCCGCTCGGGGGGTGGCGGGCCTGGGTGGTCGATGCCGGTGCCGAGATGCGCTTCGGCACTGCAGGATGGGCTCCGCTTGATGTCTTGGCTGCGCCTTCGGGCGCAGCGACGCTTTTCCGGGTGCTTGAATTCGACCATGACATACCGGTCGGCGGCGCCCATTCCACCGCCGAGGTCATTCCCTCGCACGCCATGGTCTTCGGCGTCACGGCCCGCGTGTCGTCCGCGATCACCGGCAGTCTGACGGCATGGAGCCTTGGTGCGGACGGCTCGGCCGACCGGTTCGGCGGCGCGCTCGGGCTGGGTGTGAATTCCTATGCCAAGGGCGTTCTGGGCTCGCCCGTCACCGGCTATGCGCCGATGCCGCTGGACCTCACGCCGGAAGGGGGCGAGTTCGCGGGGGGCACCGTCCGCATCGCCGTCCATTACATCGAACTGACGCTTCCCGCAGAAATCTGAGGCCCCGACATGCGCCCTGTTCTTCATGGCGATGCCGTCGCAGCGGCCCGCGTGCTCTCGGCCTTGCAGCCGGCCGCGCGGGAGGGGGCGATCGCTCGCATGCTCTCCCGCGCCGAAGCGGCCGATGCCTATCGGCGACGCTTCGCGCGGGCACATCCTCGCTGGGGCAACGGCTCGCTCATGGCCGTCGCCCTTTCAGAACGCCCTGCGGGCGAACCACCACTCGATGATCCCGATTATTGTCGCTGCCTCGCCTGCGTTTTCTTGGCCCTGGCCGCGCGGCGCGAGCGGAACGCCGCCC